GTCTGTTGTAATCTCATTTTTGCTATCGGTCAAAATCTTTACTTCCGAAGGTTTAACCTCTGAATAAATACCACCCGACAATACCGAAGTTGCTACTACTATGCTTGCTGTATTTGTGCCGCTAGAAACGTATGTAAGCGTTCCAAGCGGACGGGCAAAAGTATATGTAAACCCATCTACCGCTTGATTCTTTGAGGCTATCCACAACGTATTGGCATCAACAATACGAAGGATTACAAATTCAACATTTGATCCATCCTTGTAAACACTTCCAACATCAGCAAGTGTTTTACCGTGTGTATTCATAACAACCGTATAACCCCAATTGAAAGAATGATTACCACCGATATAAGAGCCATTTACGCTTGCGGGGCAAATATCATCAGCCGTAACTTTTACGCTCGTCCCAACGACATCCAATGCACTAGTTTTAAGGGTTAAATAATCCTCAATAAAATTAAGATTTGGATTATTTGTAAAACTTGTGGCTCTGATATATTCCACTTTTTTAACTAGGTTGTGCGTTGCCGAAAACGGATTTGCGATGTAAAGAAAGTTCCCGACTTTTTTAAGCGTTACATTTCCCCTACGATTTTGTAGGTCAGTAATATTGACCGTATTCGCTGCTATTAAATTATAGGCGGTATCAAGTGTTTTTGTTCCTATCAATGTACCGCTATCGGGGTAAACAATGAATGTATTTGCTTCATTTTCAAACAGCAAATTAAAATCAATTACGGTTAATGATTTGCTTTGCGAGTTGTTGCCATTGAACTGAATATAATACAATATGGCCGATGCCACAAACCCAGATGCCCAAACAAGACCCGAATAAACAAGGCTTACACGGATATAATCACCAACAGTTGCGATTACGGAAAAACTCATATTTGCGGCTGTAAGTTCAGAGCCTAAAGCAGCCGCTGCTACCGTTGTAACTGTTCCTGTTAAATTTGGAGGCGGTAATATCTGAAACACCGTACCGCCAAGTTGCGATTTAAATGTGGTTGCATAAATTGCTTGCCATTCTGTTTTCTTAGTCCAATATGACACGGATATTTTAGAAGGTCTTAATTGGTTAGCTAAAGGCATCGCCCAACTACGATAGCAGCTAGCTACCCCTGCCGTGAGTGTGTTTGTAAGCACCCTTTTAAACCCTACATAATCCTTAACAGGGCTTTCCGTATCGGCTGACAATGTGATACTGAACCCATTTGCAGCCTCTCCTACAGTTGGAAATGCGTTTGGTGTAAGTGAATTTTCAGATGTATTGACTCTGAAAGGTAGAGGGCCGTATAATGGGCCACCTGTAATCATGGTAGATTGAGCCTCAAAATAATCCAAAGCGTTTTCCTCGCTCACTTGTGCTGCCAATTTAGCGGTGTTCGCATCATCGGCATAACCCGCTGTATAATTTTTATCAGATGCAACTTGGATAGCATCCGCTTCAACTTCCCCCGCCTTGGTTACGGTGGTATCCCTAGCGGCTAGGGTGGTGTTCATATACCCCTCGGTGGTGAGTTTGTCCGCATTGGCTTGGAACGCTGAACCTGCGGCTTCTACTGCCTTGGTGGTGGCTGTTGCGGCTGCGGGGACTGCTTCGTTCTTAGCGGCAATGGATAGGGTTTCGGAGTCTTTGGCGTTATCCTCGCTTACTTTTGCGTTATCCTCTGAAACCTTCGCTGCATCCTCGGATGCCTTCGCTTCAATGGCTGCGTTCAATGCTACTTGTGCCGATACGTCCGTAATCAATAACTGCGATGTGATATTGGTTGGTAGGTACTCTAAATTAAGAACCAAATTAGCGGTGTCGGTCGTTGATTCATTGGCATACTGATTGCCCGTGTCTTGTACGGGGATATTTGCAATTACGCATTTTCTGATTCCATCCGTAGAATCTTTCAATGCCATAACTAACGGACGCTCTCCGATTGAAACAACAGCTGTTAGGTCGGACGGTACAATACAATGTAAGGTCTGTCCGTCAATCGTTACCCCTTTACCAAGTGAGCAAAGGTCATAATTACCCAAGGTGAGCCGTACTTCGTCAATCCTCAAAAGGTCGTATTCTGCGTTGAAAATCAAATCGACTGTGAATGTTTCTCCACGTATCATAATGCTGTTATTTTAATGGTTCGTTTATTTTCTGAGTGGAAAAATGGAAGGTTGAGCGTACAGATATATTTTAGGGTTTCTTCCCAAATTGATCCTGCGATATTCAGATACCGATTTTCCATATCTTTCAATCCTCCTTGTGATACGGGGCTAATTCCTTCGCCCGTGTGGACTACCATCCCGCTAAAGGTGTCTTGTACGGCTGACTCTCTTACGTACCTAGCGTACAGAATAAAGGCGAACATAGCCTTTAATCCACGAAAGGTGTAAGTATAGCCATTGAGAGAATAAGAGCCACCATCAAGAAGCGTAGCGTAACTAGCCGCATTCCTGACAAGTTCTTGGTAGAACTCAAACCCAACGTATTGCGGAACATCGTTAATTTCAACTTCTGCCTGCAATTGTCTGAACCTGCCCTCTTGCAAATTGTTGATAGGCTTATACGTTTGCTGTTCCGCTAGTGTCCACAGTGCCATAATCGAGTTGTTTAATTGTGAAATTTGCTTTAGATAGATATTCGTTTGCGGAGTTTTTGAAAATCTCCTGATACCATTGTGAAACGGCTGAACGTATGTCTTTCGTTTGGGTGTTGTAGAAATTGAACGCTTGCTTAAATGCTTCGCCACTTGTGCCGAAAAATGCACCGTCTTGTTGCTCAATTAGAATAGATGGAAGTCCATACATTGATTTTCTGATATTATTGGCTACTGATTTCTCGTAACTTTCGAAAATCTTGTCATTAATGTTCTGTTCAATCTTTTCTAGCTTGAAATTATTTGCTTGATTGAAATTTCCGTTCTCATCAAATGAACCCTCGGACATCAATACAGATGAGGTGTGATTGCCACTTGTGAAAGTGTTCATAACACGTTTGAAATCGGCTTGCTCTTGATCGTTGGCAAATGTGGTGTGCCATAAGATGTACTTAGCAAAGAATCCCGTTGATAGTTCACCATTCTTGAACATCTTTATTTGAGCCTCGGTATCGGCATCCTCCAAAGCGGGGTCAATCGGGGCAAGTGGGTAGATATATTCGTCATCCAAGCGTAAAACGGCTAACTGACCGTGATAATCTCTTCCGTATTTGTCGAATTGAGCCTTTACAATGTCGGGATTCGGGTTAAAAGTGTTCACTTTCAGCACCTTTTTAGCATCAAATTGGATACCGTCCCGCTTTTCCCAATTGTTATAAACGTGCATAATGCCCGAATAATCGTTGGAATCGGTCGTACCAAAGCGAACATTACGAAAAGGAGTATGGCAAGATGCTGAAATCTTGTAATTCATGTCGTATTGAAGCTGAATTGATGCCCCATTTTGACGTGAAAGGGTCTGTGCTATCTGTGAATGTAGCTTTAAGAGTGTCAAATCGCCCATAATGTCGGATGAAATAACTACAGAATTCAGCGTTTCATCCTCAAAACCATTGCCAATGATGAACTTTGATAGCATTTGAGCCGCTGTTTTAGCCGTTACAGAGGCATTGATAAGCCTTTCCACACGTTGAGGGTATGCATTATCAAGACCATTGTTGTAAATGCCCTTCTGCTTGTCTAGCTTGACCTGGTTACGCTTTGGAATATCGTTTATGCTGGCTTTCATTTCTTCGGCTTTTCAATCTTGTACTTCTTGTCAATCTTCGCCCATTGTTCGGGGTGTTTGGTCTTAATATCGGTTACGACTTCTTTTGGAAGTTTGTCGTACCATTTGCCATTATAGAATATTTTCATCTTTGCTGTGTTTAAGTCGTACAAGTCGGAGGTAGTTCTTTAATTGGCAATCGCAAGCAGATGGATCTTCTCCCGTTAGTCTGTGCCATTCTCGAACGATAATTTTAGCATAAAGTCCGACACGAAGTATTTCCGCATCGGACTTTTTAAGTACTTCGGCTAGTGTTGGAACGGTGTCCATAGCCAAAGGGTTAAACTGTTTCGGATGCTACTAAAGCGGCTAACGTGGTAGCGTAGTCGGTAATCCACACTACATACTCGCTGTACTCCTCGGTCATACCTTCACGGGAGGTAAATTCTACCGTAGCCGTACCGTTAGCGTCGTTGGCTCTCTTTGTCTGTGAGGACTTCCAAAGACCATTGGTAATGCCGTAAGCGACAAAGCAACCTTGTTCTTGCAGTCCGTTCTTCTGAACCACAATCATAATGTTGTCCGCCTTGTCGATGTTGGCTTTCTCGGCTGCCGTAGCTGCGTTGGAAACTACCGACCAATAGTGAGTGAATGCACTTGGCATATTTTCAGCGATTACTGCGTCATACCCTGCGTTCATAAAGTCCTTGAACCCTTCACAAGTGAAAGAGGATTTACCCGCTACTTTCACAAGGTTGGAGATTAAGTTGGCTGTCTTGGTGATGGTAGCCTCTCCCATATTGAAAATCCAAGCCTTTGGTTTAAGCCCCTTTACGGGAACTTTAGTGCAGTCTTGAACGATGTCTGCTGTGATTAATGTTGAACAAGCCATTTTGTTTATGTTTTTATGAGATGATTATTCCTGCAACTGTTTTGTAAAATATCTGATAGGATTGATTTGAGGCAATCGTTATAATAGCTGGTGCTGTAAACCAATCGCCTGATATCTCCTTTGACCCGATTGCTGAAAGACGGTAAATCATTGGTTCGTCAGAGGTGGCATCAACTGCTACTCCCGAATTAGTTCCTTGAACGAAACTGTAATTATCCAAGAAATCAATCGGTTCAAATAGGCTGTTTACCAATTCATACTCTGACTGTGATTCCTCGATACCCTCTCTTGATGTGTACTCAACCGTCAATAGTCCCGTGTTGTCGTTTGCCCGTTTTGTTTGGGATGATTTCCAAAGTCCATTTTCAGCACCGTAAACCAAGTATTTGCCCGTGTTATCTTTGACGAATAGAATAATCCCGTCCATCTTATCTAACCGTTCGGCATCTGTAACGCTTGCGGGTTGCAACACAGCACTGAAATAGTGCTTGTGGGTATTTACTCGAACTTCGGATACAACGGCATCAGCCCCCGCATTTAAGCCAAATTTGAAGGCTGTAAACGATGAAGGGTATAATTGGTTTGCACTTCCTGCACCCGTAACGACTTTATGAACCTGCAAAGCGGAATCATCTACCTCTGTAAAGAAAACCGTAGTGCCAACAAAAGGTAATACCCATGCTTCGGGTGATAGTCCACGAACGGCAATACATGAATTAACGATGTCGGACGTAATTAAATTACAACTCATTTTTGTTCGTGTTTAATATCGGGGATAGTTTTACCTACCCCCGAATATTGTTTAGTAACCTACTGACATCAATTGCGGACGGAGTACTTTTACATCCAAGTCGTAAGCGAAACGGAAGTAATTTACACGGTCTTTCTGATAGTAGAAACTTTCTACCTTGCTGAAATCATCTTCAGACAATGTACCTACGGGAACATTTTCGGGAGTGGTCATCAAAACACGGTGAGGTAAATTGTAGTTGAATGTTTCGGGTGTTCCACCTTGGCTGACTTGGAAGGCTTCAAGAATCTTGTTGCCAATGAACAAAGAGTTATACACGGGAACGCCTGCATATTTGACAACCGTAACACCATCAACCAAAGCTTGGGAAAGACCGCCTGCGGAAAGAGGGGTATCCATCAAATACTGCTTGTAGTTGTGGTAGATGGAAGGCGTAACGGTGATGTAAGCGGTTGGGTCTGACTTCAATAAGTCGGACGCATTGATGTAAACACCTTCAATAGCTGCGAAAGCCAAAGCGGGGGTCATTGTGGACAACTGCAAAGCCTTGGTAACTTGTGCGTTCGGGGTAACGGTGAAACGTGGAGTCGTTCCTGCACCTACGGCTGCAAAGGCTTGTTTCCAAATACCGTCCAAAGGTTTGTACAGCAATTCGTTTACGGTATCTTTCACATAACCGCCACCTGTATTGTCTGCGGCTGCGGTATCGCCCAACCAAATCAGACGTTCCATTGATTCCTTGATGTAGCGTTCCAAACGTGCGATGATGTAGGTCAAAAGTTCATTGGAAGAGTCGATGTTTTTATGATCGGCTGCAAATTTCTTGACTGCCATTTTGAAATTCTGATCCAAGTCGGCTTGACAATGAATCATCTGATCGCCAATGGTCTTAGGTGCCCAGAACAATTGAGAAAGGGTAATAGCCATGCTGCCAGACTCAACAGCCGTACAATTAGCATCCAAGATACCTGCGTCACCGCCTCCATTGTCTAGTACAATTTGCTGACCGTTTGCAATGCCTGAAATAACATTGTGATACTTGATGAAATCTGGATTCGAGTAAACCAAAGGGGCTACAATCTCGCTAACGAGTCTTGCTTCTTCGGGATTGATGGTAAGAGAACTTACATTGATTTGTGTTGCCATTTTTTTTATTTGTTAATGGGTTAATTTTTTACTTGTTGTTTGATTTTTTCGGCTGCGATTGCAAATGCGGATTTTCCGCTGTTGTCAATTGGTTCGGGAGTCGATTCTGGTGTGGTAGTTGGCATTTGCGACTTGATTTGTGAACGCAAGGTTTTAATCTCGGTTTCCTTCTGTGTTGCTTGTGCCTTGAAATTAGCTAATTCGGCTTTTGTTGCTTCCAATTCGGCTTGTACTGCTTGGAGTGCATCGGGGGCGGGTTCGGTTACGGGTTCGGGGGTTGGTTCGGCTGCTTTGATTTCCATCAGCTTACCGTTTTCAAACTCATAGATCGTACCGTCTGCCATCAACACCTCTCCATTGGGTAAACTACCATCGGCAAAACGTGCGGTATCCCCGACAATCGGTTCAGTTCCTTCCATTACATCGGGAAATTCCAACTGATTACCTACGGCATCGGTCAGCATGATAGCGACAAATTTGGTTGTTTTCTTGAACCAACCTTTAATCTCATCAAGGAAGGTATGCCTATCCTCGGCGATGATTTGTTTTACATCTTCTGTGTTCATTTCGTTTTTTGGTTTAAAAATTGCGACTGCTTGATACTTGTAGATAGTAGCGATGTCTAGTGCTACCATCTGTTCCTCGGTTAGAGGTTGGTTGATTTTCATCAATCCCCGAATAACGTCTATGTCCGCCCCCGTGTTTGCTTGCATCCATTTTGCATAGTCTGTTTCCACCGTTTCCAACTCTGACGAAATAAGTGACAACCCTTCGGCTGTCGTGTCCATAAATGCTAGGCTAAAAGGGTCTAGGTATGGGTTATGAATCAGAGGCACACCTTTTGATAGGTCGAAGAAACGCTTCTCACGTGGCAAGCTGACAAAAATAGGCATCGCAATAGAAGCAACATCACCACTATTCGACACGCTCAAAAATCGGTCTTGCTTCGACTTGATGAAGTTGGACATATCCATACCCTCAAAAAAGTTCCCACCTTGGGAAGCAATGAGCAAACGGATAGGCTCAACCCCGCATGATGCAAAGTCGGTCAATAGATTGGACATCTTATAATCCTCTCCAATGATACCTTTAATTTCGATTTGTGCCATAGGTGTAATATTTTCTATAAAATTATTGCAATTAACATTTTATGTTTGTACATTTGACGTTATAACGTCATAACCTAAATTAAAACTAAAATTATGGAACAAGGAACGGTTTGCATTTCTATTCAAGAGTATGAAAGATTGAAATTAGTGGACGAAAGAAAGGATGAGCCAAAGGCACATACTATTTGTATCTCTTATGGTGGGTTCGGCTCTAGTATTATCCATACAGACAAAAAGGCGGTGTTTGATATATGTAGAAGGTTTAAGGATCTAAGAGAATATAATAGGGGCTTAGCCTATTCGCTAAAAGGATATGATTACCCATGCGATGCATTAAGAGAATGCCTATTGTCAATGTCTGTATTCCAATTTATCAAATGGAAAAAAGCAAATAGATAGATGATTTACACTACCAAAGAGTATTCGCAAGTATTTTATAGTGGAACAAAATCTGTTCGTACGATTGAAAGGATGGTTCAATTCGGAAAGCTACCATCAAACCACAAAATTAAGCGGACAAAACGGTGCATAATGATTGAAATTCAAGGCGACGATGAAGCCGTAAGCGGTTATTTTAATGCGTCCGTTGAATTTCAAGAGCGAAAAAAGCAACCATCCTGCGAAACAAAGGAGGATATTTGGGCATTGGCTGCCGAATTGTCGGTGAAATATCAATTAAAAGCGACAATCTTTTTCAAAATGCATGGGTTATGAGCGAAGAAATGAAGCATTTTAATGCATTGATCGGCAATTACAACCCATTAAACGGGACTACTGTCTTTGAGTATTATCTACATCGTGGCAATAAGTTCTATTTTCGTGCCTTAAATGCCATAAGAAAAGAATCGTTTGTTATCCATTGTTCTGATTCATTCGCTGATAAAATAAAGCATGAATTAAAGTATGGGCATGAATACATTCTTTCGTAGTAAAACAAAAAAGCCTCTCAATTATGGGAAAAGAATATAGCAAAGAGCAATTGGAAATCATCGAATCTATTGATAAGATATACAAAAATGGAGTTGAAGAAATGAAAAACGAAATGGTTCATTATCTTGGATATTCCGCTTATGAATGTATGAAGAATCTTTACAATATAACAGATGAGTATTTCAAGCAAGAGCATATCAAAAATAAGCAGTCTAAGTAAAATAAGAAAGCCTCCCAATTATGGGAGGCTTTCTTTTTATAGCGTGTTGTTCTCTCGAATAGAAACCTTCCTATCAATCGCCTTGGTCACATCATCAATCACAAGTACGGTTTGTTGTGGGTTATTCGCTAGTGCATTCGACACCCCTTGCTCAACTTGGGTAGTTGGGTTTGTTCCGACTGAACGGATAGCCAATGACCCTGCAACGGATACGGGACTTGATGCGGTCGAACCTACCGAGGTTGATGGAGCTGATACCGAAACGGACTTACTACCTTCCTTAACCTTCCAAATGTCTGATATAGCTTTTACCCCACTTGCCACAACTCCAGCCGCTGCAACTCCACCCGCAACTAAACCAGCGGGACCAGGTATCGCCTTAACCATTCCCGTAAACGCCGCGAACGCCCCCGATACCGAGTCAATCCCGACTTGTGCGGATGCTGCTACCTTTGAAGCTATCGTGCCCTTACCGAATATATCCTTTAGTGAGCCGAACAGACTTGATGCAATATTCAACTTGGCTTGTGTCTTTTGCTGTTCAAGTGCTATTTCTTGCTGTCTGTATTTTTCGTTAATCAAGGCAATTTGTTCAGCCGTTAAAGAAGCGTTTGAAAGTTCAGCCTCTTTTTGCTTATCCAAATATTCCTGCTTCATCGCAAATTCAGCCTCTAAATTACCCTCGGCAATTATCATACGGTTTTCAAACTCGGATAGGTTGTTCTCATTGATTCTAGCGGCTGCCTCTGCACTTGCTTGTTCCTCGATTGAATAGTACTCGGTTTCAAAGTCGGTGATTGCTTGTATGCGTTTGGCGAATACGGCTTGTTGTTGGTCGTACTGTTTATTAGCTAGGTCTGTAATTGTTTCGTTGTACTTGTTTTCAGCCTGTAAGCGGGCAAGTATGGCTTCCTCTGTAGTAAGTTTTCCGTACTTTACTTTCGTGTCAATGATAGCCTTTTCAGCGTTCCATGTATCAAGTGCCCCCTGCATTGTAATCTCCTTTTGCTTGGCTTGGGATATTTGCAAGTTTGTTTCCATCTTCTTTAGTTCGGCTTCGTGTCGCTTTTCCCGATTGGATGCGGCTTTTTCATTGGCTGCGGCTTTATCGGCTTCGATTTCTGCGGCTGTTTTTGCTTCGGTAGATGCTGAACGCTTAGTCTTTTCAAAGTATTCCGCTTTAATGTTGTAAATAGCGGCTTCGGATTGACGTACCGCATCCTTTTGTTCGGTAGTTAAATCCTTGTACGCTTTGCCCTCTAGTTTATATTGAGCCATTAAATTATTATGCCTTCTGATTTGACGGTTCATATCGTCAAGCATATTGGCTTTTTCTAGGCGGTCAATCTCCTTAGCGGCTGCTAGTCTTTCTTGTGCTGTGTATTTATCCTTTTGTCCTAAGGTCTTTTTCAATTCTCCAACCTTTTCCCTCAACTTGGCATCATCAACTAAATCAGCACGTTCTTGTTCGGCTATCAATTGCCGTTCCTTTTCAAGTTGGATAGCTTTGCTTACCGAAGTATTCGCTTTGTCCTGCCCCGTAATAAATCCCACAATCGCAGAAGTGAATTTAACAACAGCTAAAGCACCATCGATCAACACTTCGACAACATCGCCCAAGACTTTCATTGTGGCTGATATCACAACTTTAAACGGTGCCATTACTTGATTCATCTTTTCGACCGCTGCACCGTTTTGGCTGAACGCTTTGGATAGCAGAATGACAACCCCGACAATAGCCGTTAAGACTAAAAGTATCGGATTTGCTGACAATGCCTTTAAGGTCGTTCCGAATCCTTGTGCCCCACTTGCTGCACGACCGAATCCACCTGGTAACATTCCAAGTACGCTTGTATAGTTCCCAACATTCCTTTGATTCTGCCCTACACTTGCATCGACCTCTTTTAATTGGTCTGACATCGCCTTAGCTGTCGTTGTGGCTTTCTTTGCCTCTGCACTATTCGCACCATAAGCGACCGTCAAATCTTTGGCACGTTGAGCCGCTACGGAGTACTGATTTTGCAATAGTTGATATGCACCCGTTGCATCCTTTGTTTCGGTGGTGAGTAACTTCTGAACTTTCTGATTATTATTCAAAGCGGACGAAAGGGTTTTCAGTTGAGCCTCATTCGATGCTATTGCTTGTCCCCGTGCTTTGTATGCTTCTGTTTCGTCCTTACCGTCCTTGCGTGCTTCTGCTTGCTCTTTCTTTAGGGCGTTGTTCTGCTCACGAAGTTTAGCTATGGCATTGGTCTGTTCCCCTGCCGCCTTAATCGCATCGTCAGCGTTTATATTGATGTCGATTAAGAGTTCTTGCGTTGTAGTTTCCATATCAATTTACATATAAGATTAATTACTCGGTTGTGCTTCTTTTGCCAAATACGGTTCATTTCCTTAACCGCCTCTGAATACTCCTTGGAATACTTACCTTTCTCTAGGCAAACATTCTTAGCATTCAATACGCTTTCTTCGTAGGTCATAATTTAATCAGTTTTAAAACGGCTTTTCCCGTTGTTAGGTTGTATTTCATTTCATCTACCCAATACTTACCGCCCATTTGTCTGGATATAATCAATCGCCCCAGTGTTATTTGTGAGGCTGTAAGCGGGTCTAAATATCCATCTGCTTCAAGTATTACGGGTGTAGCCATCGAAGCCATAGGAACGCTATAGACTGTTGCCAAAGATAAAGGATTTCCCGTCGTTGCCGTTGCTGTTGTTGAGGATAAAGAATAAGCTGTCCATTTAATCGGGAAGTTTACGTTTGCCTCAATATCTACTGGAATCATTATAATCAATTCCTTTAGTGCGTTCGTATCGTTGCAATTATACCCGCCCCTAATGTTTGGAGAATAGGCATCAATATAAGCAATCGGAATGTAGGCTGAAAGTTGTAAGGCTGTTTTCAATCCTTGTCCGTTTGAGGTGAACGTATCCGAACCGAACGTATCAGCAATTGTTTCACTGACCTTGTACTTGACTAAGTTTGTTTCACCATACCCAGAATAGATGTCTTTCGAGAAAGTAAACCCTTCAATCGGTATTGGTGTTCCTGCTTGCTTTGCTTCAACTGAGGTAAGAGTTATCGTTGTTCCGCTTATAATCACATCAAATAAAAGTACTTGACTAAAGGCTTTAAGCACTTCGGAGCAACTTTTAAAATCCTTGTCCCCCGCCGCTAAATGTTGTTGAAAATAGTAATCGAACGGATCGGGAACGATTGAGTTGTAAGTGAACGTAACATACTTATTAAAGATGAACGCTTCCATTGATGCTGAATCAGAAAGAACATCCCCCGCAAACGTAACCCCGCAATTTATTTCTACAATAGTCAGAAAGGAGGCTAACGTCATCGCTGCCGTATTCGTATCCACATCCGTCTTGTACATCATTGGAGAAAAGCAAGCACCCGCTAATGTTGGATTTGAAACGGCTGCCAATATTTCGTCCGTTGTCGGTGCTGTATCTGATATGGTGGTCTTTAATCCGTCCGTTGGTAGTTCGTAGAAGTTTTCCAAGGACAAAGCGGATATAACACCATCCGAATCATAAGCTAGAGTACACGAATAAGACTCTTCAAATGATGTTACTTTAAGTTTTGCCGATTGATAGAACAATCCTTTAGAAACTACTACCGCAATTTCCACCACATTCGACCGTGTAGGCTGTGAGGCGAACGCAAAGATAGCTTCATTGTTCGGAGTCCTTGGAAGTTTAAACGTGTTGGTGTACGTCTGTGTCCTCTCAGCCAATGAAAGCAACGATATACCCCCCATATTGACCTCTATCGTTTCATCTGCAAAGACATCAATCCTTTGCCCTGCGACTGTTCGGATGCTAATAGGTTGGTACATACTGTTCCTGCTCTAAGGTGATGGTAAAATGTAGGTTCTGCCTGCACGTGGCTGTTGATGCGTTGGATGAAGTTACCTTCATTCGGTAGCCGTTGTACTGAACAATTACGCTGTTGATTATTTCCGTCAATTGCTTATAATGAATATCATCCTTTGCCACAACGTCAGCTGTATATCTTGACTTCAATTCCCTGCTAATGTCGATTGATTTCTGTTTCGTTAGCGGGTGTGTTTGATAATATGAAGGTATTGAATTGGAGGACTTGCTGTCATTGTCGTACATCAATTGTCTAACGTACATCTTATGATACCGACCTTCTTTATCAATCCATTTAATATAGTCCGTTCCTTGTGCCTCTACTCTGACAATAGGAAACGAAATGGTTGTAGTTGCTACCGTAAAAGTTCCGCTTAACCCCGCTTGTGTTGAATGTAAAACTAGGTCATTATATCCTTGCAGTAGTGCATAGGTATAAGACACCCCCGCAACCGTACACGAATAATTTCCTGCCGCTGCGTAGTTGTAGAAACAAATCTGACCGTAGTGATATTGTGGTGCTATTGCCCCATTTACAGCGACTCCGTTTGGTATTGTTTCATCGCCTATGTAGTCATATCCAAAGCAAAGTTTTCCTACCGTTGTAACTGTCGTTTGTCCCGTTGCTGAAATGCTTACCGTACACGTAGCGGATGAATAAGTATTGTAACTTGCAAATATCTCGTCATTTGGCAATCCCAAGATGTACTTTAGAATGTCGCTCAAATCCATATAGTACGTATCAACCGTTACGGTCGAAGTTCTAATAGGAATGAACGTGTACGCCCCTATGCTGACAGCTACGCCCGTTGTCCCATTTGGTACGGTAAATTCTATGCTTTGCTGGTTAAACACGCTTACAAGCGATGTTAGACCCCTTGTGATGATTATTGCCATATCTTCTTAATTGTTGAAACGATTTCGACCGTGTAAATATTTAGTATCCCTGCGTACAATTCATCGAACTTCTCTTGCGGAAACGATTCTTCAAGCAGCTTTCCATCATTATGAGCATTCGGAACTTGAACGCCTTGCCTTGCAATCTTCCAAGCAATAGCATACGGGTTTATAGATATGCCTTTTTCAGCGACCCATTTAGCTAGGATGGTTGAACCCATCCACCCGACCCATTTACGCATAGCATCCTTGTCTTGGTTTAAGTTTGGTCTGCGACCGTTTACCATCTGATAGGCGTATGACGGTGCAAACATTGATGATCCTGCTGGTCTTGGTCTAATCTCGACCTTTTGAGCAAATTCGCCGCTAGCTTTCTGCCCACGCCTTTCGTAATTGGAAATAAGGCTTTCTTTACCTTCCTGCATCCAAGTAGCTAGAAATTCATCAATGCCCTTCGCCATTATATTGGCTGTTCCTATTGCCATATATCAAATGTTATCGTTGCACTAGCACCATCAATAGATGTAGACAATTGGTTCAACTCTCTGAAATACGATATGGAAATCATGTTTAGCTGATACTCCGTGTTGCAGTAGAAAATAGCTTTAAGGTATTCGTCTAATTGGTGGGAAAGATTGAGCAACCTTGCTTTATATTTTGCTTCCTCCGTTTCTCCTATGTAGGAATAAGTATCATCCTCCGATTTGCGACACATCCATATTTGCGTTTCAATCCGATACCGCGACCAATACCCGTTCTCAATCTGTGGGGTTTCTCTGCAAGGAAACATGATGATTACCTCCTCATTTGGTGCAAGCTGCAACTCTCCTACTTGGTATGACTGAAACATTCTAGCACCATAGGAAAACTTCTTTTCGTCCGCCTTTGCTTTATCCTCGAAAATCTTAACTACGTCAATCATTCTTGTATAGTTGTTTTTGGTAATCATTCGTAACCTTGTCCAAGTATAGGGTGGAAAATGCTAAGTCCCAAGGCATATTATACACCTCTTCATAGCTTATTCCCCACTTATTCGCTAGGGAAATGAACTCTGGCAGCTTTCCGAACCTCTCAAAGCCTCCAACCGCTTCCATTGCCATTATCTCTTTGGCTGTTAATTGGCTTGAAAGGGTTTTATTCTCAATGTCGGCAATCTCCATTATCGACTTTTGAACACCAATGAACAAACCAAAGACAATATGTGCCTGTAAATGTAGTGCATTTTCCTTGACATTGTTCACTACCTCGATTATATCGTTGTAGGTTATCGCTTTAGACAACCTTATTTGCATCTCCTTTACCGTTCCGAACTTCCACGACTTGCAATCAACTTCCATAGGCTCTTGTAGTGCGTACGCTGTTTCGTGGAACTCCCTTGTAGCCTCGTCCAATTGGAGGAACTCTTCAAATGTTACCGCCTTAATCTTCATATCACTTCATAGGTTAAATTGTTTTCCTGCATGAACACCGAAAATAAACCTTCAAAAAAGAAGCATTGAGCCAAATAAGTCTTGCCTCTGTGTTGTTCGGTTAATGTGGTATTACCTCCTAATAGTTGCATACAAGGTCGTAGCACTTCGCTCATGTACCTATCGAATAGTTCAGGAGTTGTGAGCCAATAGTTACACCACACGTTTTGATTAATCGGGTAGTCCTTGATTTTGAACGGAAGTATTTCCGCCTCATCAACCATCTCCACCATCTTGCGGACGGAGGTAAAACCTAGCCTACTGAACGGATGATCGTACACCTCGTGTCCTGATGGCATGAAGGTGACACAGTCCTTGGTAGATTTTGAGGCCGCTTCGATAACATCATAACCCGTTAGCCCCGTCTTTTCTCCGAACCTCCACGACAATGCACCGACATACTTCTTACCGAACCAATCATTTATTTTGTACTCGTAAATGTCTAAGATAGCATCATTCTCGAAGTTTGGCGAATTGCCTTTTTTGTACTCTTTGAAATTGACATCCATCCGCTTCTCCGATGCTTCGTCGAAACATATATGCCATATGGCAAAGTCCTCCGCATTCGGGTGAACCTTCGTATTGTCGGGAAAGAATAACAGATGATAGATTCGTGGATTCGCTACCATCAAGTACTCCCGCTGACTTGCGTTCATTGTTTCATTGTTCCAATACTGACCGTCCCAATACATTGTCATGGTAAACTGATTTTAGATGTTTGTTGCATAGGCATTCCCGTAAGAGCATAACCGACCGCATCAAGCAAGTGATTCGATTTGTCTATAGGTGTTTCTGATTTCTTGTCAGACCAAACGTACTGCATTAATTCGTTGATTAGGTTCGTGGATGATGGAGTAACAACCAGGTGATACGACTGCATCTTTTTAATCCTTTCGATTACCTTCCATTTGGAACAGCGAACAATATTAAACGACCTGGACAAATCGAATATCAATCTGTCCTCTGCTGAATCCGCCACGATCAAATCATTCCGCTTGCAATGGTTTAAGATGTTTGTTTTAAGCGTATCAAACGACTGCCCATTCTTGTACATACACTCATGTAGATAGATGGCCTTATTCTTTTCATCGACTGCCACTTTCACCAATGCGTCAGGGTCAGAACTAAAACCAAAGTCTAATCCGAAACGATACGGTAATAAAGTATTAAATTCACCCTCCGACCAATCGGTATAAATCGCCCCTTCAATCTGCCCGTACTCTCCAAGTCCGTAAACCTTCCACCAATTCGACCAATAGCCATAAACGCCCCTTGCTTCTTCTTCCTTTGCCTTTCGTTCACCGATTCGAAACTCTTCCTTTTGTGTGGATGAAAGATTTTCGTAGTTGTCTTGGAATGTGGAATGAATTGATACTGCATCCTTTCGGCTGTTAATATCATACCCCTCTGAATCATCAATCCAAAACCTAGTCGATGGGTTATAGTCGGCAAAGACACATTCGGTAGTTCGTTGGATTAATTGGTGGACAATATCCCAAGGCATTTTATTACATTCGTTCAGAAAGAGTATATCCCTAGCAGAACCCAACGCTTTTCCTAGGTTGTCAAATGATATAAATTCGTGGATAGTTTGACCGTAATTATAAATGTATGGGTCTTTGGTTCTGATTAAGTCGGGAATGATTCCACGTTCGTTAAGTATGTTGTCGTAGTCCCTAATCGCCCCGCCCTTTAGGTGTGGTATTGATAATCCAACCGTAGTTATTACCCGCTTCTTGGGCTTCTGTGCGATTAAATCAAGCAATTGAAGCTCTCCGTAAGTCTTGCCCGACCTTGTACCACCACGATTTTCAATAAAGCCGTAGCCTTTTGCGTATGCTTCTGCGGTTTTAATGAAGGTCGTTGTGTACATAAAATATCATTTTGATTATTTTCCCCCGAAGGTTGCCGCACTTTTGATAGTTAAAAGGCTATTCTTTCGACAAAACAGATTCCATTACGGCTTTCTCGTGGTCGTTGCGTACAATGATTTGGGTTTGACGAACCTCGGCTTTCATCTCCTGCTTGTCCGCAATACCCAACTTCCTAGCAACTAACCCCGCGTCAAAGCCTCCCGTGTAGCCTCCTTCAAGGTTCTGTTTGAAGCATTTATTTCGTGCCCATGCTGAAACTTCAAAATATGCTTCGTACCCTTCTTTCTTTTCGTAGTTGTGAAACGTCTGAACACTAATGCTTAAGAAGTCGCAAATGCCCTCAATTAGATACGGTCTTTGTGTTGGTACTTGGTATATCCGTCCTGCTTCAATGCCTGACTTTACGGCCTCGTTCTTTTGTATAGGGTTATTATCGCACCAATCGAAATATGATTGAATAGCTTTTTGCCATTCCTCTGCTGTTTCGAACACTAGCGGTCTGCCTGCGTCCTCATTGCCTAATCCGTATTGATTCCCTTTAGGTGCCATCGTCTTAATCTTTAGTTCCCAAAGATACAATGCTTTACGGTAATTTGTTCAATTGAAGGGGGAAAATTATCATTTTGCGTATCTCTTGTACTCTTTTATCGGGAAATCTTTATTAAACGCAAAAAAGCGGCTGATTAGACCGCTTTAATTATACTTCTGGTTGATTGAGTTTGATAAACTTCAAATGCCTTCGTTGCCATTGCTTTCCGCAAGTGTGGGGCATTTCCTTTATGAAGTACCGTCCACATCTGCAACATTGAACCGTTGCAAGTTCAAATATTTCACGCCCCTTGTTCATAATGTACCCTTGTAGGTAATTGCTATCCCCCTCGGATTTTCCTTCAATACCTTATCGACCCTTCGTACCATCCGATTCTCCTTGAACCAATTAATTGCGGATTTGATGAATGAGTGCTGTTTACACATAGTGGTAGCAGTATAATGGTTGCCCGATTAAATCGACTCCGATTAGGTAATAGATTATTTTCATTGTTCTATTTTTGATGTGGTTACTCCGTCGTGATAATGGACGCTAACGGTTTTCTCGACTCTCCCTTTCTTTGATTGGAATAAAGTTATCCATGAAAGCCATTTGTTAATCCAATTTACGATTTTAATCATTCTTTCGTGAACGATGTAATCATCTACCGTCAATAAGTTTTGTCCACACTTAGGACACGGCTTGTTTATGAAATGGATTAATTGGTTAATCTCGTATTGGGTTTCGTAATCGCATTCTTTGTTATCGCATACTACCACACTTTTATCTGTGATGCCTATAAGGTTTCTCATATCGTTTCATTTTTTAAATTAGTACTGTCGTTTAAATCGGAAATCATTTGCTCTTGCCAAATTCGGCTTGTATTCGGTGTTACTTGTAAATGCTCAACCTCATAGGAAATATCAATACACGGCTTGTTTATGATGGATTTAACAGCATCCAAGTGTTCAGCTTTATTGATTGCATAACCCATCTTTTTAATCCTATCCTTGAACTCATATCGCTTTCTACTTGGTGTACTCATACTTCGTCAATCTCAACATACATCGTAATCTCATTACCAGCCTCATCGAATTGCAAAGCCTTGTTTGGAACGGTCATGTTTGCCGTGTCGGTAATCTTGTAGTTGTTACCTTCAAGGCTTAGGGTGTCGTTTGGTTTTACGTGGATTAGTTTCATAGTCTGATTTCGAGTTCTTTGTCTGCAAGTTCGTAATAGACATTTTGGAATCTATGCAAATACTCTATTCCGTAAATAATTATGTCGTACTTTCTTTTTCCGTATGACAGCATAAAGCCATTAGCCCCCCTTTGCATTATCCAATTACCATCCGTATATCCTTGATAGAATACATCCCACTCAAATCCCGCCTTCAACAGTATTTCTTCGGTCAATGGGATAGGCTCAATGCCGTTATCAACATTAACACGAAACCCATCTTCTAATTCAACCTCGTCTTCTTCATCATCAATTTGCCCAATAGTTATAATGCTATGAAACGATTTAGCCTTATCGCTAGGCGAGCGATATAATTGTACATAGTTTCCAATTCTCAATTCTTTTGCTTCCATGTTGTTTATTTATTTGTTGGTTTAAAGTAATCAGCACTATTTTCGCAAACCGTGCTAATTGGAGAAAAACTAATAACCATGAAACATTGTAAAGATAGTGAATGTTTCTGATTGTTGGTTAATTATTCGGAAATATTGTAGGAACATCCTGCCATACTTCTGTGCCATATTCAATACCTATGTATTTTTGTTGTAGGACTTTTTTAATTGGTGTTTCCAATTCTGATTCGCCACCTGCTACATATTTTATCCCCATCGGTAACTCACGAATAATATAGCGTAATTCTACGGTTGGTCTGAATGTAATATCAACTCCACTTGGTATCTGTGTTGTTTCTGCGTATGCCATTGTCTTAATTTTTATTGGTTAATAATTCCGTTAAATGTCCCGATCAATTCGGGGTTTTCCTTGAAATGCTCTTTGTTGGTCTTTTTGACAAACTTCGGCGCGGGTATTCCGTTGTTGTGCGGTGCTACCCATCCTTTCGGTCTGCCTCGTGGTCGCTTTATTATTGGCGGTTGTTTTGCCTGCCATCGCTCTAACCAGGCTTCAAACGTGTCAGCGGGTTTCAATACAGCGACCAAAGCCATGCCATCGTAATAATTGGCGTTCGGGGCATCGACTCGCTTTAGCGGACGTAATACGCAAGTCCTGCCGTTTAGGGTGCGTTGTTGGAAGTCGGATTTATTCATCTTCTTTGTTTTTTACTGATCCATAAGCATTGATACACATCATACAAAAGCATCCTAAAGACATTATAGCAAACATTAACTGTAAAACATCATGCCCGTTTTGTTCAAATAATTGTGATGCAATAGCGTATAATATACCCGCTAGTTCGTTATGGTATCCTTTATTTTGGTGTGTCATTTTGCTACTGTATAATTGTTTGATTCAAATAAGATATTTTTCATAAATAACCTGGCAAAGATCATTTCGATCTTGCAACCTCTGCTCATTTGCCAATTGGATTGAAAGTACACCGACCGACACATAAGCAATTCAAGGATGCAGTACGTCATTATCTTTCGGTACGACCAACTTGCAGGGAACATTCCAAACGGAACGACTGAGATAAATCCCATCCGTCTGACTCGTTCGGCTATAAACGCAAAGTCCTGCTTGCATTCTAATGGGTCTACACCGCTTATTTTTCCTGCGATATAACAACGGTTGGCATAATGGCTCAACTTATGCTTGCAGTCGCTTAGAAAGGCTGTAAATGCGTATAGTGATTTTAGGAGTTGGAGGCGGTTCATGACTTCATCCTCCGTTGTTGGTAATACGAATCAAATTCATACGATGCATATAATTCGGATGTGTAATAAATATACCCGCCTACATCCTCCCATCGCTCACGGAAGGCATCGTATTTAAAACTGCACTTATTCGCCCATTCGCCGAATATCATCCCCTTCTGCATTTCCTCGGCTCGGACATCGGCTAAGGCTTGCATTACGTCTGAATGGGTTTCTGTGCTTTGATATTTGTCAATTATGAAATTATACATTTCAAAGTCGGATATTTTTTCTTTTTCTGATTTTGGGTATCTATTATCGATTACCCATTGAGCAAGTTCTTGTGCCTTCATCTCAATTATAATTTAGAATAAAATTGTAAACCCCGTTAAAATTTCCACCTACAAACGTACTCGGAACAACAACCGTGCCGCCAACCTTCAACAAACCCTCTCCGCTTGCGTTTAAGGTGATAACTCCGTTCACAGCATTACTTGTAAGGTTTATGATTTGAAGCGTTGTAACGCCATTGGAAACGGTTGCAGACGTAGGCAAAGATAACCCGCAAGTGGCTGACTGACCACCACGAATATTGAACTGATTGGTTGAGTAGTCCGATTCTGATATTGTAACCTTTCCCGATGCGGTACGTCCAAGTTCGTTCACCGTACAAAGACCTTCGCCAGTTGATACAAGCTTGCCCCAATTCATGGAGCAGATTTCGGATACTTCAAGACCAACGGTAAGGTTTAGTTTCATGTGTCCGACTACATTAGTTTCAGCCGATGCCGTTCCGCAAACGAGAAAGAAGCAAAGCAATAGTTTATTCATGGGTTATTTAATTAGTTCGGGGTTATCATGGATATTACCGATAATTTCCATTTCTGATGGTTGAGTTTCTTCAAATCCAATAGAACAAAATGTTCCATCTTTGTATTTTCTTTTTGAATCTAGCATAAAGGCTGCCATTGTTTTATTCTGATAAACAATAGATGTATAAAATCCTTCGACATTGCAGATATCCCCTTCAAAAATCATTGATCCGTTATTATCCAATAAGCCTGTAAATTGACCAACTGTTTCGGGAATAACATCAATAAACTGTCCAAACTTTTCATTCGGTATTTTGCAATGCATTGACGGATTCTCATCCCTTACGCCTTCCATTATTTTGAAGATTATTTCACCTTCAACCCATTCTCCATTATCAACCCGCTTTCCACGGAAAGTTATCTCTCTCATGTTATTTAGCTTTTTCTACGATTAATACTTCAAGTCCCAAATCCTCCAAAATAGGATATAAGCTATCTTTAGTGTAGTTACGATCTTTTCTTATGTTTGTAATAGTGCTTACGCTAATCCCCAAACGCTCTGCCATTGGCTGCACTGCCTTGTGCTGTGCGTTCATTGCGTGGGTGATTGATTGTCCGATTGTGGTTTGTTTCATAGTTCATTATTTTAGTTTATCAAAATTACAATTATTTTTATTGGTTGTTTATTATCGGGTAAATAATTTACAAGATTTAACATATCAAAACGGCTCGTTCGTTTCATAGTACAGAAAAATACGGACACCGCCGTACTTTTCCGATAAATACTTTCTGATACCTTGCAAGTCGTTCGTCTGAATCTCGCATCGTTCGGCTTTCATTCCTATTGGTTTGAATCTGTAAATTTTGTACTTTGGTTCGTTCATGGTTAGAATAAGTTTTGTTGTCGTTGATGATATTCAATCCGCTTCTTTGCGGCTTCGTAGTAGTCAGCATCCAATTCGATGCCTGTAAACTTAAAGTGTCCGTCATGTGCCGCAATGGCTGAACTGAACGAACCGCCGTGGGTATCCAGGATGGTGTCGCCTTCTTTGGCGTAGTTCTGTAAAAAATACTGATATAATTTTACGGGTTTCTGTGTGGGGTGTGATTTGTTTCCTTTATCCAAATACGCTGAATATCTGAATATTCTTGGTGCATTTTTAAACGAAGTCCACGCAAACTCGCAATCCGCAAAAGATAACCCATTTGGTATTTCTTTATCCCAAATAACATAATTTTTACACGGAGGAAGATTAAAATAATTTCCACCGAATATTATTTGATTTTTTGAAACCCTAAAAAGTTCCTCAAAGTACGCATCCGATGGTACACATTTATCCCAGTCTTTTGCGACCCACTTTCTATTTTTAGCGTTGGATGATTTTTTGCTTTTACCTATGCCCATATTCATGTTCGCTAAGTCTATTCCATACGGCGGGTCAACTATTGCCAAGTCAAACGCCTTGTCGGGCAGCATTGCCATAAAAGTTAAACAATCTCCTTGTATCAGTGTAATATCTTGTAATTGGTCTGTGTGCATCTTAAAATAGTGTTGTTAGTGGTGGTTTCGATATGATGTCATTCTCCGTAAAACTGCTCCGTCCGAAACAATGCTTTGCACCGTCCTTGAATTTCAGCACAATGTGGGTTTGGTCGCAATTGATGACAATGCCCTCGGTTTGATTGTAGCGTAGGGTGTAGCCGATTATGTCGTGGGGGGGGGTCGGTCATTTTATATTACCGTCAAATTCCCAAAATGAAAGATTTCCCTTGCAGGGGATTGGCTTATCAAACATGATGGGGTTTGCAAGTACCCAATTGTAAATAACAGGGCTTGTACATTCCAACTCTTTTTCAGATAATCCCCTTTTTATAAACTCGAATTTTGTCTTTTCAGCCCAAATAGATGGATGATTGATAACGCAATCAACGATTTCAACGCTTCCGATAATAGCACCTTTCGGAAACAAGGAATTAAAATCTTGTTCCATATCAATTTCAAAATTAGCTTTAACAAGCTGCTCGACCGTAAGAAGCTGCTGTATGGATAGCTGTTTTGCTACCCCTGCATGGATCATTACCCTTCCACGAAAATACGTCCTCCAAGTGCGATTTTCAATATCCTTGATGCCGTGAACGATCAAGGATGCCCAAGGTTGTTTTACTGTAAGTGCTTTCATTTTGTTTTATTTGTTTGGTTAATTGTTAAAAAGGCAAATCGTCTTGTTCTGATTTTTTCGGCTCGCTGAAACTCCTTGGAGCGTTAAAAGTAGATTCTTCGTACTGCCTTGTGTTTATGTCGTAAAGTCGGGTTAATGAATCATTGTGTTGTGCAAAAAGGATACCTGGTGAACCGTTCCTAAACTTTGCGAAGATCAACTCCATACCATTATTTAGCACATTCCCGTCTGAATCTTTGCACTCCTGCCCGTATTGCTTAGGTCGGTTAATGAATAGCACAATATCAGCATCCTGCTCAATTGCCCCCGATTCTCTTAGGTCTTGCAACATCGGACGTTTATCGGCTCTATCCTCAACTTTTCGGTTTAGCTGTGAAAGTAGAATAACGGGTATATCCAATTCTTTAGCAATACCCTTGCATCCCCTTGAAATTGATGCTATTTCCTGCTCACGGTTGCCCCTTTGCTCTTTCGTTCCTTCCATTAATTGAAGGTAGTCAATGATAATCAGCTCGCACTTTCCCTGCTTATGTAGTATCCTTGCCCTTGATCGAACGTATGAAATTGACATCGTAGGTTTATCGTCTATGTAAATTGGTAAGCTTGCAACTAGGTTTGTAGCCTTGGTTAAATTAGCAAACTGTTCGGGTTGTATAATTCCTGCTTTGTAAGCATCCGATAATATCCCCGATTCTCCAACTAAAAGCCTATCGGTTAATTGTGATTTACCCATTTCCAATGAAAATATACATACGGGTGTTTCGTGCTTTGCGGCTGCTTCTGCCATCGTTAAAGCTAGTGCTGTTTTCCCCATACCTGGACGTGCTGCGATTACAATCAAATCCTGCTTTTGCCATCCGCTTGTATGTTTGTTCACGTCTGATAATCCAGTAGGTACACCAGGTATAAAACCTTTCTCCCTATTTTCAATTCGCTTGTTAAGTCTTTCGATTGATTCTGCAACCGCAACACTGATATGCTTTGACTGTTCACCACCGACTAAAGATTCTTGTAGTTTAGTAGATTGTTCCCCGATATTATACAGAACGTCCCCGATATCGTTATTTTCAGCGATTTTAAGCGATGATTCGTGTACAAGCGATAAAACGCCCCTTTCTATGGCTTTCTCCTTCACCATAAGGCTGTGAGGCTCTATGTTGAATGTTTGGGTATCTGCAAGTTTAAAGAAGTCCGCAATATCAAACTGAACCTTATTACGTCTTAATCTTTCCGATACGGTAAGTACGTCAATCTTCGCATTCTCTGAATCAAGCTGTGAAATGGCTCTGAACGTTTCCGCAAAGAATGAATCATAGAAGAAGTCAGCACAGAACCCATCGCAAAGATTAAGCATTGAATTAGGGATTGATAAAAGCGTTCCGACTACTAGTCGTTCCGCTTCTTCGTTTACCCTAATCAGTTTTGATAAACTTGTAGTTTGTTGTTGGTTCATTTGGTTTATTTTTTGTAAACGTTTTTTCTTTACTAGCCCATGTTGCCAACCTCATCGCTGTATTCCACGTTGGGCACATTTCAAACTTCATTTTAGTGTTTGTTATATTAGGCTCTGACCAATAATTTAAGAAGGCTCTAAGCATATCATTAGTATACACATCTACAAAAGGTAATAAAGACTGTCCAAACTCCTTTGAGCGTGTAGCCAATTTATTGGCGTTCTCTATCTTCTTTCTTTCTTTTTCTTCTTCTCTTTCTTGTTTGGGTGAGTTTGCGTTTGGTTTGCGTTTGGGTGGCGTTTGGCTATCGTGTAAATCTGCTTGGTATTCTTCATATTTACAGACAGTTATCCGTGTAGATTTTCCGATACTTTCGTGTGAAATCATACCATCCTTTTCAAGTAGCTTCAAGAAGTTTCTAGCGGTGTCTTTTGATGTTTTCCATCGTAATGCCCAACTTTGTAAACTCATTATACTTTGCCCTCTTTTACAGTCGAACAACTCATACCCTATATTAACTTTTGCATCTGAATAATTTACATTCAATAAAATATCCATCCACCAACTGAATTTAATAGGGTCTTTCCATATCCAGTTTTGCTGAATAGAACGGTGTATTTTAATCCATCCGTCTGCCATTTTTCTACAAATCAAAGCCAAGTTTATGCTTCATAAAATAAACCTCCATCGGCTTCCATGCGTTTGAATCAATACGCCTGTTGATAGTCATAAGATTTACAGAAAGCTTTTCGGCTAGTTCGTCACGTGTAAGGCTTTTTCTCCTTAACTCAATCAGTACCTTTTCGGATGTTGGAATATCATTTTTAGCTACAACGGAACGACTTATTGAGCTTTCTTCTTTTTTTGTATGAATAGATATTATATTATCAACATCTTCCTTTGTAATATTAAACCATTCGCCCTCCATCCTTTTATCTGAAAACATCAAATGTAGAATCTTTTCTAATTCAATCGCATTATCAGACCTTATGAATCCAACTACCTCGGCTCCATATGGTGCATAAACCTTTAACTGAACCAACCTCTTTGAAGGGGTCGCAGATGCACTAAACCCTATTTTTATAGGGGATAGATTGTTGTGCTTAAGGAAATAAACACATCCATTTTTTTCAATTTTCTTTTCCATTATACTTTTTTGTAAATTAAATTAGCCAAAAATAATTATAGCAATTTGCCATACTTATCAAGTATCAACCTAACTTCTGAATCTGTGAAAGTATTATCTTTCATCTTCTTTCCAAAAGTTACACGGGTTGAATTTATCGTTTCGATTAAAGCCTCTTGCTTCACTCCAAACTCATTCATTAATCGTTCTAATTTTAGTCTAAACATTTTTGTAAATTAGTGGTTCAAAAAATAGCCGAACTAATCGACCCAACAAATATAACCATTCTTTTCTCATTCCGCAAACATTTGCAGGAATAATTTAAAAACCACCACCACATTCACCGATCATCAAAAGCATTAGAAGTGATTGGTTCGTCTGTGGGGTGATTTCGACCAACGCTTTGGTCTTGTCCATTCGCCATCGGTCAGTCCCACTATGTAATTGGTGGACTGCTTCGGTTCATCTGGTTTATTTCCCTTTTTGGGTATGGTAGTATTAAATCATTAATTTTTGATTTATAATAAGACACCTCACGCTTATTGCCTCTAAAATAAAAATATCGGTGCTTACTATTTTGTTTTATCTTTTCAACAGACCTATTATATTTTAAAAGTGTTTCCATTTTCGTATCGCCATATTTTTGCCTTAAAGCCCTTGATCCATATAATTTTCCATTTATTATCCATCCATCTCTATCCCCATTCTTACTACTAGGTATATTTGGGTTTGAATCTCTCATGCTCCCTACATAGTAAAAATTGCAAGATTGATATATAGTTCCAATTTCTCCAGCCAGATGGTCGGTTGTGCATGTAACGATTTTGTATTTTGCTGGAAGCATTTTAATAGCAGCCATAATTAACTTACTATTTGTATTCTTTGGAGTCCAATGTAAGCATACGCCACGGCTCAATAGAATAATTTTACCAGTATAATCGTATTTATCCCACCTTCCCAAGTTTTCTATATACTCTTGCCCGAAAACGACTACACCTCCGCAAATATCATTAAAGAATATCCCATATGAATAAAAATTAACAGCAGGCATACACCCAAGCCACTCATATTCGATAATCATTTTAGATGCAGTCGATAGGCTTATTTCTTTAACGGTAGCATTTTTTAAATCTAAATCTAAGTCATTCCAGTAATTTCCAAATAGGTTTTGTAAATCAGTAACGGCACGCTGATCTCTTACGGTTTTTTGATAGGCTACCCCTATATTATAAATTATATTATCATTCATAATTTAAATCATCCCCATTTATAGAATCCATAAGTTTTAAAAAAATTTTAAATGATAATTCTTTAGTTCCTTCTCCATAGTCTAAAGGGTCTATAAGTTGATCTGAATATTCACCTATTTCAGAATAAGATGTTCCATATATCTCATTCAATAAGTTATCAAGCGTTGACCCTGCAAGAGTGTTGGCAATGGTTGTCCTTTTCCTTTGATTGAATGCCTTCAACAAATTAGAGCGTTGCTCTTTTGTCATATTAGTTTTCATGTTTATTAATATAATTAGATACACATTCTTGTGGTGCGTTGATATTTCCAGAAACTATTCCCTGTATAAATAGTTGTATAGCTTTTTTATCATTATTCTCTCCAAATTCATTTTTCAAATATTCTTTAATTCCTTTTACTTCTGAATTTGATAAATTAATTATAAGTTTCATAGCCATAAGTATTTATTTGTAATATTCAATAGGACAAATATACATTTATATTTCAGTATAACAAAATATATAATGATTATTTTATATCAAATCATATGTTATTCAGCATCTTATTCCGTTTTAATCAACCGCATAACTTCTTTCTCCGTTTCATCCACAAACCTACGAAAATCCCCGCAAGTATCATAGTGGCACTTAATCGCCTTGATTCCATTAACTACGGTAGTCCGCTGACGGTTGAACATCTCGGCTAGTTCGATGTGCTGAACGTCCCGCCAAAGGATATTCTTCGCCATTAGCCAAATAGCCTGCCGTGCTTCTGCGTATGGCTGCTTTCTGCTTGCGTACTTGAGTTGTAGCGGGGTGGTGGAGTAGTGGATGCAGGTTAGTTCGGTGAGGGTGTGGAGGACTTGGTTAGTGGTCATTTTATTAATTCGTGGTTACGGAAGATATTACCAATTATTTCAAACCCTTCTCCTAATGTTATGGCTAAAAGTTCTTCTTTGTCGTATTCGTATTCTCGCAATCTGTCATATTCATATCTAATATCAAGCGGGTTTAAATTCAATACAACAAATAAATTTTGCCCGTTCACCGTTTGGTGAATATAAATGACATCACCAACCCTTAGTACTTTACCATTTTCATCGTTCATTTTGCTAGTTTTTTATAATGTTCAATTATGATTCTGTAATTCGTATCCCATGAACGTGAAGCATCAGCTTTTTCTTAATGCGATAAACTTCCGTTTTCATGCCTTTGCAATCTTCGACAATAAAAATATCACCGTTGGGGTCTTTTTTATAGTAGGTGAAATCTGCAATATAGGTACAAGCTCTTTCAACACATTTATACTTTCCATCTATTAAACCGTATTGGCTTGGTATAAGCTCGAATTTCGACTGTTCCATCAAATCCGATATAAGTCCACCCTTTTCCATTAATTTCAGCGTGGCGGCTCTCTGTGCTTCTTTACGGCTATCGTATCCGTCCGTCTTTGTACTGTTGTACTTGGATTTCTTGGTTTTCGGCTTTAGTTTGCGATATTCTTGGATATTCATAACGCTTTAAGTTTTTCCTTATAAAGTTTAATCATTGCCTTTGCTTCGGTGTCGGTTATTTTTACCATCTGCTTCGATTTAAAGTAAAGATTATCATATTCCTTTTCTCCAATTTCTTGCAGAAGTTTATATTTAAAATACTCGTCCTTTGATTTATCGAAGTAATTGCAAGTAATACATTGAGGTCTGCAATCTCTTTCATCAAATCTTACACCTCTGTTTGACCGTCCAAAGCAATGCCCATTTTGAGCGTTTGAAATACGAATAGGAGTACCACAAGTATAGCAAATGCAAACACCATCCTTTGAATGAAGTGTCCGAATGTATAAAGAGAATACCCGATCAAGTTCTTTTTCGGTGGATGGATTCATCGGATATAATGTTTAAATTCGTTATAAAACTCTTCAAAATGTTCATCGCCCTTGGATAACAAAACGATGCCAAGTTCAGCACCTTCAACCTGTGTATTTGTGATTAATTCCGCAAACTGCTTAGTGTTTAGCTTTGACGTTCCACCACTTTTAAATACACCGTCAGCATTGTAAAGGCAATGTTCGTGGTTGTATTTGTCGCAAATGTAGGTATAAACGTCCCAAACTGCCTGCCCCGTACCTTCGGATAGGCAACCAAGATAAACCCAAAATAACGAATTTTGATCGTTATTCCGTGTAGGCTTTTCAATGGTCAGTTGCCAATGTCCATTCTTCAATAGTGGCATTTGACGTTCCAAGAAAGCGGTGAGGTTTTTAATGTTCACCGTTTCGGATTGTTTCTTTTCAAATGTGAAGGATTTCATTGGATAGGTGTTATAGGCAATTTCTTGTAAATCGCCAATTCGTTATTAATGCACTTGTAGTTGATAACTTTGTCCTCGCCTCTCAACTCCCGCAAGCGTCTGTCGATTGTGCCATCCTTGCAAGCGGGACGGTTTAAAAGCCTGCGTACTGCCATAACAAATATAACGCTGTGCCATATTTCGGGCTGCTCATCGTAAGCAAGCTTGGCGGCTTCCTTTACGGTCAATTCGGATTTCTTGGTGAACATGGCTACAATTCTTTTAAATGATGCGTTAATCCCCTAAATTCAATCCACTCAATGAAATCATCAACAATAGTTTGTAAATCTGATTCCATATTTGAATAGGAAAAGCACTCGAAAGGGTCATGTTTTACTAACTGCAACCCGCTTACATCCCTGCCCATTTCTACCTTGTACCCTACAAACTCGAATATATCATAGTAGAATCTCTCAAGTCCGAAAATGGAAAGGTAAAACTTCCATTGACAAGAATTGTAGTACTCAATCAATTTGGGCGGTGAAAACTTGCATTTCGTATCTCGGATGGTGTTGCCTTTCAATACGTCACACATCCCAGTTAGGCTAATTGTGCCTATCTTGGTTTCGTACCGCTTTGTAAGTTTCACTTCGGGAACAAACGGTTTCAATTCGTTGGCGTGGGCACAAAGTAAATCTATTTGCGTATCGCTTAATGTCGTACCGAACATTTCAAAGAAAGGCTCTTTTAAAACAGTCGTTCCGTTTCCTGCATTTTCGATAATGAAATGACAAGCCGAACCGATATTTGTATAGTCGTTTCCTTGAAATTCACCCGTAAGTGAATCAATTACCTTTTGTTCGGTATCCCATTCGGACGCTCCATCTCTGAAACGTCTGAATGTTTCCAATAATGTAACGGATACCTTTTTCATTATTCAATCGTTTTAAAGCCGTTTAAAGCCTTATCGTACACAAGGGATAAAGTTGTTCCTTTCATTTGTAAAAGTTTCCACACGGCTGCCTGAATGTGTTTAGGATGCGTTTTGGTCTTTGCAAAGACTGCCATCAATGTATCAGAATCCGTGCAGCCTTCGGCTTCAAGTTGGAAATTGTCGATTGTCTTTTGATCTTCAATCTGTTGCTCTGATTGTTGGCGAATAGATGCTTTAACCTTGGCGATGATGTCAGCCATAAAGGTTTTGTAGGCGGGGTCTTTTTCGTTCGGGATTTCAATAGGCTCAATCCGTGCCACGTTCTTACCAATGGTTCGGTCGGTCGGGTCAAAGGAAATGATACGTTTGTTGTTCACCATTGAAACGAAACCAACTTGGTCGGAGATGCGTAAAATCAAATCTTTCGACTGCCCCGTGATGTCGGGTGAAAACTTGGTAATATCTCCGTCCTTTTCTTCCTTTGCGTGGGCAATTACAACGATGTCGGATGATTCGGAACGTCTTTGATTTGTGAACGTCTTAAACTCGTCACCAATAGCACCGTATGCTTTCAGTTTGTTAGTCTTTAGCTTGTAATCCTTTTCGCCAACATAAACCATCAGATAATCGTCCAAAATAGCCTTTGCCGTGTCTAAAATGCAAGTGCTGTAATTTGCAAACTCCTTGTCTTGTTCGGTAACGTCTGCCCATTTTTGGGCTACAATCGTATCGGCACGAAAGCAGGCACGGTCTGCCCCTCGGTCACAATCGACAAGGATAGGATTTTCAGCCGTGCAAGCTACGGATGTTTTACCGACACCTGGTGTACCGTACAATGTGATAATAACAGGCCGTTCGGGAAATGATTCATTTTTCTTGATAATCATAGTTTTTAGTTTTTGAGTAAATTAGTTATTTAGTTTTCTGTAAATCAACGCCCCGACACCGACAATGATAATGCCTGCAAAATTAGGCAGCATGGAAGGCTGTTCGGATGCGGCAAGTAATAGTCCGAATATCATCGCAATGACAATGAAGGTTTTAAATATCGGTTTCATCGGTCGTTTCTTTTATGTAATCCATTAATGTTATCAAACTGAACATATAGATAGAGCCTTCCTGCCATATTCTGACGTAATTAGTTGCTCTACTCGGTAGGATGCCACTTGGCACGAATATCGCCCCACGTTGGAGCATCATGTTTTTGTAGATGTAATATTCCACATTGTTCGGAAATTTTACGTGCTGGAAGTCGTTCATGGCTTGCGTTCGTAATGGTAATGGCTATTTCCGCAATTCGTGTGAATTGTGTCAGTCCACTCCTCATTAGCACACTCGGTACGTAATGCACAGAACGAACACGGTGGAGAATCAACATCTTTCTCTACAATATACTCTATGCCTCTAAGTTTGAATGAATCTCCAATTTTATAGTCTGTTAAGTTAGTCATGGCTTTAATTTTTATGGTTATTTTTACGTATTGCAAAACTCCCTAAAAAGAATAGTAGTGCGACTGCGACTAGTATCCCGAATAGTGGTTGGCTCATGGCTTAATCGTATTGTGCTATTTCATTCATATACTGTCGCTTTTCCTCGTCTGCCTCCTCCTGCAATTCAATGTCGGACTGTATTTCGTCCTCATCGTAGTAAGGTGGGTCTAATTGTTCGCTTCCGCTGTATGTCCAATTCATAGATTAAATTATTTCGTGAAATTGGTTTTCTAGTCCGTTAAAACACCATGCAACGCCCGAAGCGATACTTTTAATGCCTTCGTATTTGGCAATAGGCACACCATCGTATTGCTTCCTTTCTGATAGCTCAAATATCGGTGAACCGTTAGTATTGTCCCCTACATAGAAAGCTTTAATGTTGTCGGGCTTTGTCATGTACTCTTTGCCTAGTACTAAATCTGATTTCTTCATTGTGTATGGTTTTAGTTTGTGAATTTATTAAGGTAGGAAGGTTTACTCCTGCACACTCTTAGTGTTAGGGTTGAACCAAAATAGAACGTATTCTAAAAGTTGGTCGGCACTCGGAACTTAGCTATCCTGCAAGCCCTCTACTCGTTATTGCAAACTGTGCAGTCCTAGTCGTTACCTTTCAAACGTTGCTAGATTTCAGTAGAGATTCCTCAATGTCGGTTTGCCTAATACAAGGCTCGTTGTAAATATTTAACTTCCGTACAACTAGATATAAAACGGATGTAGCAAAAAGAAAAACCCTATCAGTTGCTTAACACTCTCCTTGCGGTTTATGTACTGATAGGGCTTCTTTATGCCACATACCACAAGTAATTAAAGTGTTAAGCGTACCAAAGATACGAATCTTTTCTTAATTGTGTTCACCTTATTAGGTATTTTTTCAAGTTCATTAGCTTTAAACTCAAAGCAATAGCCCTTTGCAACTTCTATACCGTATGTAAATTCGTTGCCTTTGCATTCTTCTGGAGGTTGAAATATTAGCAACCCGCCTTTTTTATAAATTGAGTGGCATTTCACACCGTCAATAGGTCGTATCCTTGCCCCTTTATTCAATCGCTTGATTTCTGTTTCTGTCATTGTAATTGTTATTAGTTTGTTCCACACTTGCTTTGATGCTACGGCTCTCCCGATGTGGATATTTCATTCTGTTTGCATTTACGTTCTACCTTTCGGCTTTCGCAACGTCTTACTTCAGAATCGCATCCATCACTTATTAGTGGCTTACCACTTCCCCGCTTTCCGCAATCTCCTACGACTTGTTTCCCGCTTTACTAGGTGGCTTTGTATGTCCCGAATGTCATTTGTCAAACGCTTTGGCTTTCACCGTTTTTGATAGGACAAATGTAATGCAATATTTCAGTATAACAACACATAAGTATGTTAAATATTTCAGTTCAAATGTTAATCTTTGCAAATTTATGTCAATATAGGCACAAAAAACCCGCTAAATCTATGAAATAGCGGGCAAATTGTTGGGTTGTGGTGGGTTATATCGGCTTAATCGCCTTGGATGCTAGCCAAATAATCGGCTTTCGTAATGTCCAAATGGTAAGCAATGCGATAATACAGACTAATCGCCAAATCTTTGCGGTCTTTGCCTTGTCGGATGCTTGGAGTTTGTCCACCTTAATAGTCAAGTCCTTTTTATCCTTAATTAAACCGTCATAGGCTTTGATTTTAGCCGCTTGTTCCTTAGTTAGTACATTTACCTGCTTTACGGTCGTTATGGTCGTAGTGGGCACGGAAACAGTTAAGGGAACGGCTATATCCTTTATCCTTAAAGAGTGCGAAAGATACCCATCGGAAAACATGGCATAGGAAACGGCATACGGGTTTTCTAGCCTTGATGCGGTGTCCTTAATTTTTACGCTTGAATCATACGGAACAAGTTTAGGATATAAAGTAGTATCGTGTACTTCTACCTTAACGTATTCAGTTGATGTAAGAATGATTTTCGGGGCACAACTTCCAAGCAATACCACCAATGAAAGGGTTAAATATTTTCGTACCATAATTCAAATGTTGCACCGCCACGGGTTGTCCCTGCGTTGGTGTCAGTAGTGAAGCGAATTTCTATATCTGTTTTTTCTGTAATCTTAAAAGGAATGTTGAACGGAACAACATTATTGCCGCCCGTCAAGTAAGCACGGTATTTGATTACCCAAGGATAGAGAATACCTCCATCCATCTGCCTAGTGTATAGTGAGAACCTTGCACCCTTGCCCGAATCATTGGAGGCTGTTATCTGTGTGATATAAGCGACCTTTCCTAGTGGTACAGTCCAAAGTGTCATCAAGGTTTGACCATCGCCTGCGGGTATGTAAACAAGCTGTAAGGCTGAAACAGAACTTGTAATAGTTATATTGCCTACGTTCGTCCTGCTTGTTCCGCAAGTGGATGAAATGGCACGGAATATCCTAAAGAATGACCGCGTTGTAACTACGGGTGTTACTCCCGTCATTGTGATGACTTCGGAAATCTCGTTGAAATTAATATCCTCACCGTATAGGGTCATCGTTCTGACTCCAGTTCCTAGTGCCGCATCTGCCGCTTGTGAACTGACAACGCTCAAAGTTTCTGCAACGGTTAGGTATTGGTATAGGGCTGCCGTTCCCTCCCAAATGGTGGATTGCGTATTGGCTAGTATTGCGGATCGTGTGCCAAACTTCAATAATGCCGTATGACCTGAGATTGATTGCTCTGCTATTCCGTACAAATAAGGCTGTGATGATACTTGCACCCTGTTCTCATTGTCTAGGATAGCATTACCAAAGGTTTGGTCATCCCTTAATCCAGAAATTACAGATTTGACCAACTCCACATCGTCATCCCCTACAATACTATCGCTGATTCTGTGTGAACTATTCTTGATGGCTGCCGTCCTGCAAATCGATTCTAGGCAAAACGAAGTCTGATTAATTGCACCGTTGGTATATTTCACACGGTAGTACCTATTTGTAGGTGTTTGAGTGAAGACCTTGCCTAATCCTGCGAATATAGTATAGTGATCGTCTTGGATTACATTTGCCTTATCGCACGAATATTCAATCTTCAATCCATCAACAGCACTACCAACATCAGATTTAACACTCACCGTCACCGTTCCGAATACGCTTGCATCCACCCATTCTCCCGTAAATGTGGCATTGGCTAATAGTGGAGTAACTGTTGTGTTCTGTACATCGGGCAAGCTACCAAGGCTTACCGTTCCCTGAATCGTAGGAACTAAAACCCCTGCAAAAAACTCATCCGTTGCATTTTCAAAAGCAGCACCATTGGTGTACGCTGTTCCCGTTATGTCGCAAAAGTCGCTAGGCTTACCCGCTTCGAGTAGTTCGTGCCCCTCCAATAGGTAGATGCTGACAAACTCCTTAACTCCAATCCATTCAGCTTGACAAGTTTTTGCGGCTAGTCGGTTATTACCTAAAACCCAAATGTCGTAATCCTTGTAAAAGTTGATTAGTGCCATAATATTTTATATTAAGTCAGTTTCTTTTCATTCATTAAGTCTGTCTTTTTTGCCGAACCAATGGACGAACCAAAGAAGTAACCGATTACGGCTGTAAAGACTCCAATTAAAGCACCTAAGACAATGTTCAAGTTCTGTTGATTGTCAGCGGGAACGGGAATAACAATAAGAAGTATAACCGTAGCGAAAAAGAACACTACGATAATACCTGCAAGAATGTACTGAAATATTTCTTTAGTTTTCATTTTCCATTTCTTTAGTGAGTAGATCTAACTTCTCATAATTATTGGCAACCTTCAAAAAGTAGAATACGACCTTTAAATCTTCTCGGTTGATTCCAATGTTTGTGAAGCGATGCCAGGGGATTCTCATTTGATTGTTATGTAGATTTCGTAACCGTCCGAAATATAGCCTTGCAACTTAGAATATAAAGCATCCGTCCAAAGCCTTGAATCTGTTAATTGTCCCTTGATCGTGTTCTTGCCAATTAGAATACAACCTTCGGTATCTTCGGGTTTATTGCCTGAATGAATGCGTACACCACCGAATCCATGAACGTCCACCAATAAAGGCATCAACTTTTTGAACCGTGTGGACATTGTGAATATTACTTTGTACCTACCTTCTTGTATTGCTGTTTTTCCGTAAACCTTGCCTTCGCCCGAATCATCAAAATCCCCATCATTGTTTTTATCAACCAATAATCTAACGGTATCCTCTAAGGTATCCGCAAAGTATTGGTTTTGTATGTATAGTTTACCAATGGTGTAAAGATGGTTCTTTGCAATGCGGTTTAATTGTAGTTCGATTGTTTTCATTTGTTTAGTAGTTTATGGTAAAGTATAGCACCTGGGCACGTTTTGAAATCGGGGCATTTTTTCATTTCTTCGGCACAAAGTTTGTGAATCTGTAATAGTTCAATATCCAATTTATAAACTATTTCCCTTTCTATGAATCCTTTTTCCTTTTCCTCAAAATGTGCTTTCATTGTATCCATTTCGAGCTTGATTTGATTGTATTGGAATGTAACGGTTTCAAATTTAATATCGAATAAGTCGGATTGTGCTTTGAACTTGGCATCGTAAATTTTAACAAGGTCGTTGAACGATTGCCCTAAAATAGTAAGGCTAGATTCATCATCCAATAATTCCGTTTCTAATTTAATCTTTGCCGTTTCAGCATCTTGCTTGTCGCTTCCTGCATTAATCCATCGGTTCTTAGCCTTTACGAAGAAAAGCATTAATCCACCGCCTCCAATTGCACTTCCTACGACTTTCAATATTTCTAGCACTTCCATCTTTTTCCATTTCTGACTCAACTTCAATAATGATTGATAATCCGTTGAGAAATCGTTTATACTGTGTTTCGTTCATGCGGTCGCATTTCCCGCACTTAATTTCTAGGATGAGTTTTTCTAACCCTCTTGTTAATCTTTGTAGTGTAGCATCCATTTTTGAAGTATAGTAATGTAGCGACAATTAGGGTTAAAACTGTTACCCACAAAGTAACATAAAAAACTTGTAACATTTCATATCCGCACTTATTTAGAAAGTAATTTGTTGAATATAAAATGCCGTGTAGTAGAATATTTAGAAGTAGTATCCTATGCCATAAGCAAAAATAATGTGCTTTTGAATATCCATATATCATCAACCAAGGGAAAAACGAAAAGCCGAAAAGTACAGCCGTATAATCCCGAATATCAAATGCGAACCATTTCCAAAGTAGATGGACGGAAAGCAAATAGATGTTTGCGATTATAGGGTAGTACTTTTCAAACTTAATCATTGCTACGGCTTTTTAGGTAGTGGCGTGGTTGGCGTTGGTTCATCGGGTGGCAATTGTTGGCTACCGTCATCGTCTAGGTGGGTTTTCATTTTGGGTGGGGTTAGGTGAGTTTTAAAACTATAAATCCATTATTGTTAGCATCTGCCGTGCTTGTAACTTCAATCCTTGATGCAACGACATCGCCAATAATTGCGGCTCTTGCATTTGATTCTACTACGGTAATCTTTTTGCCTATCCATTCATCCTGTGGAATAATCGAATCATTTAAAGCACCGTGATAATCTAGGTACAGAAAAACGTCACTTCCAACTTCAATATATGAATAGTTCGTCCTTCCTACTGGGTTTAATGTGGGGTTTGTAGTTGATCGAAAGGCAACGGCTGAATAGAATTGGTTAGCTTCTAAAATCGTATCGGCTGCAAGACCAACACCAACAGGATATAATTTCCTAGATGTGTAGAAAAACATTGCGTTATAGATTACGTCTTTTCGGCTTGATTCTATCCCCCTATCCGTAATATATCCGTATTGCATATTAGCCGTTGCGTTCATATTGACTACACGGTCTGGAGGCGAAAGAGGGTTTTCCCAATATGCGGGAGAAAGATAAATAGAGGATGCGGGCGGTGTTGTCCAATTACATATCTTTCTAAAATCATAGGTTGTAACACCGTCCGAAATTGGTAAACTTTTAGGGCAATATAAATTCCCCGAAGTTAAAGCACCCGCTTGAACGAATCCGTGCGAACTGAATTTCAGCTTCTTATACGTTCTAAAATTGGTCGATACAACCGTATTCCCGTTTTCTGTAAATCTATAATTTATCGACATCGAAAATAGCAACAATGTATTTGCCACATTATTGAAATCGGGTTGGGTTAAATATCCTCCAACTGGTCTATTCGCTGTAAGGTTTAGTATCATGCTTGGAAAATCAACAATATCGTATTTTTCTAAGATGTCGATATATTTTACTTGATACGTTCCGTCTGTTGTAATCTCATTTTTGCTATCGGTCAAAATCTTTACTTCCGAAGGTTTAACCTCTGAATAAATACCACCCGACAATACCGAAGTTGCTACTAC